TCATTGCACAATCAACCCTAGACGTATCTATATTCATATCTCAGCTCCTTTCACAAAAAACAACCACCGTGTCATTCCAGTTTTATCGCCGAAAGCCGGTTTTTGAGGTAATGTCTTTAGTAGTTCAGTGGTTTTAATATCGCGCTCGCTCCACTTCATAGCAACGACGCAGCCAGGCTTTACGACACGTAGGCATTCGCTCAAACCTTTATTTAAGGTCTCTTGCCAGGTGTCTTTGTCTAATTTGCCGTACTTTTTAGCGAGCCAGCTGTTCTTGCCGCAGTTTATGAGGTGGGGCGGATCGAAGACGACGAAATTAAAGCACTCATCAGGGAACTTCATGTCTGTAAAGTCTATAACAAAGTCTGGGTTGATTTCTAGTGTCCTGATTTTGTCTCTATCTTTCATCTCGACAGTTTCGCGGCGGCGATCTATGTACAGAATATTTGGGTGGTCTTTTTCAAAGTAGAACATACGTCCACCACAACAAGCGTCAAGTATGGATGTTGGGGTAGTTTTCATTTCTCCTCCAAGAGTTCAGGGTTTTCGTGGATATTGCCAATGACTTCAATTTTTCTACGTAATTCAACATTGCCAGTATCGTCATACTCGGTCATAATACGCTTTGCGCCAACATAGGCGAGCTTGCCTTGAATCTCGCTCAGTGTTTTTTCAACAGATATGCTAGTTGTATAATTTTTTAATGCCATTATAATCCTCCTTATCTACACGAAATCGTGTATTTTGGTCGTGTTCTTATGTTAAAAATATGTAAAGTACATGTATGTTGTTTACATATTTTATCCGTAGAGCGTGTTTTTTAGATAAAACGTTCTACGGGTTCAACCGCATAACTATTATTGCCGCTCGACCTTGACGTTATCAACACACTGCCAAGGGGACGACATTATCATAAACACCTTACTGCTTGTAACAACCACCTTAATATTTTTATCTTTTGCCGCCTCATTAACCAATTTAATATATGGCGAATTCGGTGGTAGGCAGAAATTACTGACATTTTCTTTTGTTACTACGGTATTTTCTGATGCGCGAACGCTGAAAAGTGTTTTACCACCGAATATACTATTGTTTTGGTTGTTATAAACAATTCCAGAAACTACATTATCAGAAACTTGCAATCGTACTGAAAACAGTAAGTAAACAGGCACTGCAAACATTAATACTGCTAGGACATATTCCCAAAAAGTTCTTATTGTAGACATTTTAATCTCCTTGTCTTCTTGTTTTTCAACCGCATAACTGGTGGACAGGGTGGGATTCGAACCCACGAACCCTTACGGGGACAGATTTACAGTCTGCCTGCTTTAACCACTTGCATACCTGAACTCGTTGGCTATATAAGGTGATGATTTGCCGAGGAGTTCTCATCTCGTGTACATTCCATAACTTTCAGAGTGTGCTAAGCATTCATATTCTTACTAATCAGAGGGGATTTTTACTCGTATAGTCACATCACACGCTACGTTGTAGGGTAGCGACCACTTTTTGCCTCTAGTTGCGAAACACCACAAGCTACAACACTAGCTTAGTTTTACACGTTCGAGCCACTTATATAGCCAGTTGACAACACCAGATTGAGCCGATTTCCGCTGCACCCAATTCTATAGGCAAATGAAAAGCCTAGACACTGATGTTGCCAGTTGATAGCACGAGGTGGGGATTTGCACCTAACGAGCTTGTACTTTGCTCGCCCACAATGTTCGGCATTACTACGGTGTTCCTCCCGTAATTCCTGTTATTGCGACCCAGTACCCAGAGGGCATATGACAGTACTTAGCTGGTATCGTTCCCGAACTCCTACAGTCTGATTCCAAAATTAGCATTACCTATTTTGCTTACTCGCGCCATCAGTTGAACAGACGATACACGTTGCACTGCATTGAAAATGTTTAAAAACTGACTCACAACGTTTCACGATTTTTCGGTCACGCGCCGAGGTGGCGTTGGCGCGCCCTAGGAAAGGATGTGCATATCATCTGTCCAGTTGAACAGACAATCGGGTGGATTTGAACCACCGTCGCGTACGTACACGTGCTGCAGCGCGGCTTTACCATCTAAGCTACGATTGTCTATCCAGTTATACGGTTGAGATGTTAATGTTCTAAACCATTTTTCCCAAGTGGGGAAATTGGTTTCTACAGGATACGATTTGTACCCGGTTGATTTAATGTTCACCCAGTTTATTGACGTGTGGTAGGTCATTGGTTAATAACTTTTGCCTATTCGATTGTCTCTAGGTCTTTGATTGCTTCCTCGACCTTAGCCTTATCGTACGTCTTGCCGTTTATTTCAATAGTGGCTTTTGAGTTGTCCGTCTCAACAGGTTTGTAGCCTAATCTCATCAGGTCAGCAATTGTATACCAGGCACGAGCCCAGCCGTGGTGCTTATACTCGCTCACCAGATAACAACCGTCTACTACTGCTAATATTTTTCTAGTGCCATCGATATCACAGACCATGTCGCCTCTACAGAGATTATGTAGTGTCTTTTTTGTTGGCTCTAACATTCCGTCTGACCAGCAAAAAGTATATTTATCAACTTCGTAAAAGTTGCGTCTTACACGATTAATCGTGAGTACTTCACCACCCATTTTTGCCATAGCGTCGTCGCAACGCACACCATCATAATACTCATCTGCGACAAGCCCCTTGCGAACTTTAACCCTATCGCCGACTTTGAATTTATTTGCTGACATTATATTTCCTCCTCAATTCCAAAATAAATCAACCAGTCTTCTCGGTTTTCTTCGATGGTTTTTTTAATACTGTCATATGTGTCGAAGTAAATAGCTGAAGGATACTGCAGAAAGGTAGTCGCCTCTACTATCTGTCGGCTCTTCTTGTATTTCCTCAAACCAATCGGTGAGAATATTTAGGAATCTCTTAAGCGTTGATTGAGAGTAAACCATAACACCAAAACCGCCATCGTCATATATCAAAGCACCGTATTGAGAGATATAAAACATGTCTCCAGCTTTAAATGTAGGCAAATCTTTAAGTAGTCTATATCGTAACATTTGTTTTCTTATTCCTCCGGCTTTTTCTACCGCCTTTAACGCCAACTATTCGTGCTAGCTCTGGATTGACAGCAAAACCTTTCTTGCAACACTTCTGCCCCCCCAGTTTACCAATTTCACGATAGAAATTGGGGTTATTCTTTAAGTTTGTCTCGCGAGCTTTGAGTCCGCCCACTTTTGTTCCTGGCATACTTCTCCTTTCCTTTTAAAGTTACGCTATTTATTGCTGCCATATTTAGAAACTCTTTTCCTCGCGGATTTCAACGCCTGGGATTTCACGTAATCCATTAGCGATGGCTTCGCGGATTAGCTTGTCGCTCGGCTCGCACAAGTAGCGTGGCACTAATTCAGGGTTGGTGACCGTGAACACCGTCTTGGTTTTAATGCCAGATTTGACGGCTGGCTTCTGCGATTTAGCAGCTTTGGCTGCTTCAGCCTCGGCGATTTCCTGCTCACGTTTGCGTTGTGCGGCTAGTTTCGCAGCTTCAGCCTCATCACGCTCGGCGGTCGTCAATTCGTCTTTACGTGTCAGCAACTCGTTGATGGCTTTGGTGAACGCCAGCTTGATTTCAGCGTGGCTCTGATCAGCTTCAGGTAACTCAGCGAATGCCTGCTTCAATTCAGCGCCTCGCTCGTCGCAAGCTTTCTGACTGCGTAGTGATTTAGCGTTGGTAGCGAACTTGGCGCAGATAGCGTCAACGCGTGCCGCTTCCTGTTTTGCCAGTCGCTCCTGCTCTTCTTGGTAAGCGAGGATTTTCTGGCTGATGTTCTCCAGTGCCTCTTCAGCTGGTGCGAGAACATCTTTTTCAGCGTCGATAAATTGCGACTTGACGCTGTCGAAGTTGCGAGTGATTGCCAACCGTGCGTTTTTGACTTCAGTACGGTGTGAGGTGATCAGCTTGCGGATTGCAACTGCTTCTTTGGCGGTTGTATCGTCAGTGACCTCTTTGGCTTTCGCCTGCTCAAGTAATTCTTGAGATTTCACCTTGAACGGTGATATTGTTGCGACTTGTGAGTCGACGTATTCTTGTAGTTGTGACATGTGTCCTCCTTTAATTTTTAATAGCGGCAAGTTCCGCCAGCGTATTGTTCATCTCAACCAGCGTGCCCAGCTCCATCTCAAGAGTTTCGTCAATAAGAGGCTGCACGTCGCTGCGCTTGACGTAGATTATCCATAAAACCAGATGATCCATTTCCTGCCTGTCGTCGAACAGCGCAAAGTACAAATCCTCCAGCTCGGGATTAACCACGAAATATTGCAAAACCTGGTCTTGATAGTTGTTCTGCGCGTCGCTTGGAATACTGTAGTATGGGTTGTAACCAGGG